TGTAACGCGGCGGCCGATTTGGCACGGTTTAGCGTAGATTTTGACACTGCTCACAAAGTGGCACACAGCACTGAATTTGCACACTGTTTGTCACTCCAGCCGCATCCATCTACAACCTCTCCTAGAGGACACAAAAAAAGCCCGCGCAGCACGGGCAGTTGAAATCAATTCGGATTGCGATAACATCCATGGTTCTTTAACCCATTGGAATGCACATGAAAAAGCTCTTTCTTGCTGCCGGGATCGCTGGCCTTTTGCTTTGCAATTTCGCCTCGGCTGCGGTCACTCGTCAGTTCATCCAAGGCAGTGACACAGCCAACTATGAGCTGATTTGTGTTCAGAACGGCCAGAAGGTTGCAGAGGAACGGCCGATCCGTAACGTAACTGCTTTTTACAACGACAATGGCACTTTGGTCAGTGTGGCTTACACCTACTACAACGGACCAACCAACAACTTTCAGTCGTTCAATATTGGCCAAGGCACCACTTGCCGACTCGGCTCGATGTAAAGACTCAGGGTCGGCTATCCGGCCCTGTTGGTAGTGGTTCGCCTCGATCAAGCTGCAGGCTGTTCTTGCAGTGATCAGCCTGTATTCGGTCGAGCAGCCGGCACAAAATACAGCCCCAGTGCTTCCCCTTGGCTCGCGCTTTGGCCGCCCGTGAGCTGATCGTCTCGTCGGGATTGCCGCCGGTCGATGCGCTGCCCAGTTCGTCATAGGCGATGGCGATGTTCCAGGCACGGTGCGAGCCGGCCAAGATAGCCGCGAACATCCAGGCGGCACCGATCAATGCGGCGAGCTGGCACAAAACCCAGATGCCGAGCAAGGCGAGTCGCGTTTTCAATGGTCAGTCCCAGGTGATCGCCTGTACAGCGGCGACGGTGGTCGCGGCCAGCACCTGTCCGGCCAACGTGACGTTCCGCTGTATCGCCGCCAACTTGGCCGCCATGGCATCACGCCCAACTTGCTGAATCTGCGCGGCGCTATGCGGCAGCATTGCCCAGGTCGCCGGTGTAGTCGATGGGTCGGCACACCAGAATGGCGTGGTCCAATCCGGCGCATTGCCGGGCAGCGTCGACTCCAGCACCGAGGCAGCTAGGTTGGTTTGATCCTTGTCCTGAAACGGGTAGGAGTGCGCAGCGCCCAGTGCCGACGAGGTGAACCCTGCGTAGATCGCCACCTGACAGGCGGTGGACAGTGCCGCAATCTGAGCTGTTTTCGCCCCTTCCAGCGTCGAACTGGGGTTGATGAACGCCAGATAGCGCAGGTCGGTGTCGTCGAGTTCGGCTTGATTTGGGTAAAAAGCCGGGTCTTGCGGGCTGCCGAACACCGACACCACTTTAATCTCGTCTACACCATCAAACTGTACGTAAACTTTTGCCATGTTAGAAATTCCCGTTAGAACGTGTAGCTACTGACACTGATACCAAAACCAGCGCTAGACCCCACGACGTTGGAGGCGGCGTAGTAAAGCGTTTGCGACACGCTCAGTATGGTCATCGAGAACGGTACGGTTACGGAATTGCCACCGTACACACAGTGGCCTACTAGGAAATGACCGTCTGCCCCCCCCGCACTTCCGAACACCGTCACAGTCGCAACGTTGTTGGCCGCCGTGCAAGTAACGGACATGTTACCCGCCGCCTCTTTCGCGTTTTTTGGTACGGTCGTAGAGATACTGAAAGGGTACGGCGTACCTTGAGCGGTGACTGTGTTAAGCACAGACGCCGCCGCAAACGCTATTTTTCGGTCTTCCTGTTCGGCGACAATAAGCTGCCCGCTACCATTGGTCGGCCATACCGAAATCAGCGCCGACGCGGTAAAGCCTGCCGGCATGTTGGTGCCGCTATACGTTTCGCCGGCTACTACAGATGTGGCGTTGTAGCCGAGTAGCTTCCAAACGGCAGTAGTAGGGTTGTAGATACGATAAATGGCAACGTAGCCACTAGTCGGCGCACTGCCGGTATCCATACCGCCAGCGCCTGTCGCGGTGAGGTTGAGCGTATCGGACCAGTTCGAGTTCACGTAAGACGCGCCGCCGGTCGCCGTTTTAGCGATAGTTTCGACGCCGGTAAACGTAATCGAAGTTCCCGCAGCGGTTAGCGACGCTTTAATCCCACGCGACAACCCCACAACGCCATTGGACTGGGCTACTGGGTCCAGTACGACAGCGTACGTGCCGTTGTACTCAACGTCCGACAGCAAACCGGCAGGGATTACCGCCGGTACTAACGTCCCGTTCGCGTCGTACTGCATCAAACTCTTGGCTCCCAGGCCGTTGATGTTCAGCGTGTTAGAGCCGGTTGTACCGGTAGCGCCAAAGGCGACACGGAAGCGCTGGTTGGCCGCATAGACGGTGATCGCCGGCGACGGAGTCAGCGTGTAGGCCGGTGCGGTGCCGCTGGTCGCGAACGCGGTGCCGGCTTGGGTTTGGGTCTGGCCCATCGCTACTGCATGCTGGCTCTGCGTGGCGCTGGCAATCTGCGACGGCGCACCAGTGCAGTGGAGCAAGATGTACGACCCGTTCGAGCCAACGGTGCTATTCCACTGCAGCCAGGCATCGCCGCCGGCTACAAACTCACCGCCTTGGAGCGCCGCATGGGCTAGCCCCACCACCGGAGCCGGCCCCAGTCCATCATTGAACGTGGATGCCCCGTTGTTTGTGGTCTTGATCTTGAGGCGTAGCACCTGGCCCTCGTTGCGGGCGGTGATCGCCGGGGCAAACGTGCCGACATAGGCATTCGCTGCGCCCGTGTCGATGGCAAACATTGGCGAACCGGACTGCATGATCGCGTCGAACTGCGACGCCACAATCGAGTTGATCAGGAAAGCGGCAGCGGAGGTGTCATAAGTCCCGCTAACAATGCTGTTGGGGGGAATATCGCCCTGCTGCAGTTGCTGCCCGTCATCACGCAGCAATGGCTTCGGGCCGCCACCGGCATTCAGCGTGGAAGGCCCGGTACAGCCATGAACCGCTCGGAAAGCGACCGGCAGGCCGTTCGTGTAAGCAGTGACCGCCGGATTCAGCGCGATCACATAGGCGTTAGTGGTGCCGGTGTCGAGTGCATAGTTGCCGGTTTTCGATTCGATCAGCGCGAGGATCGCCGCCAGCAGCTGGGCATTGTTGTTCGGGTCGAGTGCCAAACCGGCCGCAAGGATCGGCGCGGCAAGTTCGGCCTGGACGGCGTTGTGCCATGCCGCAGCGAGGAACGTACCCAGCGCACCCGTGGCCGGGTTGCCGTCATGGAACAGGTTGTCCGGAGAGTTGATCAGTTGCATTGTCAGCTTCCAAGGTATGCAAAATAGACGTAGGTGAATGCCGGCTTCAGGTCGTTAAACACCTGCTCGATCACGGGGTCTTTAAATGAGGTGATGGGGTCGCCGGCCGAGGCTGTGCCGGCATAGGCTTGGTACGCCACGATGGCGGCGCTGGTGACTTGCACTTCCCAGACCCAGATGATGTCCTCTACCCACATCGGATCGCCGGCACGGCTGACACCTGCTTGGGCGTACTGAGGCTCGGTGATCTGGATCGTGTAGCCGAGGCTCGCCGCGAGCTGGGTGAAGTACGGAATCGACAGGCCGCCTACCTGGGCGACTTTGGCCACAGCGGCATTCACCCGCTGTTGGTACGTCGCATCGCTGGGCGGTGTGATGCCAAGGACCCGTTCCCAGTCCGGCAAGAGTTCTCCTGCGAAATAGGGGGTGATGGCTCCCAGAACCCCTTCTGCCTTTTGCTGGGCGGCATCGAGGGCATTTCCCTCGGCGGTGAGTTGGGCTCTGATGCTTTGGCCGTTAGGGTCATAGCTCGACGGCGGCAGCAACATCGGCAGCAGATCGGCATGCCTCATTGCATCAGGCTCACATTCAGGTTCCCCAGCTGACACCACTGCACGACGGTCGCATCAACCTCGGGAACCACGTTGCTGGCCGGCGATGCAAGGAGACGGTCAGTCACCCCCGGCGTATCGCTGATGATGGACTCCACCTGGCTCTTGATGTAGTTCGCCCCAGGCAATAGAGCGGCAAAGTAGGCCTGAATGCCTGGCTGGATCAGTGACTGCGCTTGGGCGGCCGTGCCACCTGGGAAGGCGACTTGGATCACATGGTCGATTGTCAGGATGGTCGGAGCGAGTACCAGGCAGTTCTTGGCCGTCACTGGACGCTGGCTGTCGATATAGGCTTGCGTGGCCGCAATGGTATCGGCCGAGGGCAAGCCCCCCGAGGCGGTGATGACGATGTCGCAAGTGCCCAAGCCTCTCCGCAACGGATAGACATAGGCGGCGGTCACCCCGTCCACATTCATCGCCCAGCGCCGGAAGTCCCACTGGTTGCCGCCGGCCGGCGGTCGCTGGATCACGTCCAGCAGGCGGCCAAGCAGCTCTGCATAGGTTTCATCGTCGGTGCCCCCGACCATCGAGACGATAGTGGCCGTGGAGTTCACCCCCGGCGGCGGCGACATCAACGTCAGAGAGGTACCGCTGGCGGCATTCGTGACGCTGCCGGACGTCGTCGCCCCAGCGGCCAAGGTCAGAGTGCCGTCAGCACCCACGTTGCCCGTACCTGTGATTTGATACTGGCGGCCGTCCAGGGTCTGGCAAAGCAGCGCGGCCGCAACAGGGGCACCAGGCTGGCCCGTCAACTGGATGGTGCCGCTGGCCCCTACGCCGGACTTGAGGGAAAGCCCACGCAGGCGAGCATGCAGCAGCAGATAGTCGGGATCAGCGGTGTCCGGGAAGATCTGTTTAGCGATCCAGGCTTGATGCTCGTATAAACCTTCAACTGCACTCGCATTCGCATTCGACCGGATGGCGTAGTCCGAGTCTGCGCCGGTATCGGCTCCCGGCAACTGGTTACCGATGTCACGCAGGATATTGGCTTGAATGGTGCTGAAATCAGGGTGGGTGTAAGCCATCAGATCACCTTCACCGGGTGCTTGAAAGGGTGAGCCTGGCCGCTGCTATCCACGACCTCTATGAAGAGCCATAGCCAGCCGTTGCCTGGCCGCGAGGTGGTCACGTTGATGCTTTGCGCTCGACCGTCATTGAGCAGTGGCTGCAATGCCTGCTCGGCATACTGCTGGGCAAGCTTGGCGACACGAGAGAGATCTTTCTCGCGGGCTAGCTCGTGCAGGCGGGAGCCCAGCGTCGGGTCAGCCCAATACGAGCCGAGCGGGGTCTCCAAGCGCAGATAAACTGCGTTCGAGAGCGTGTCGGTGAATTGCCCGGAATAGTCGCGGGTGATGGGATCGATAAACGGGTCCATGCCGTAGATTGTCCCGGCAGGGACCCGCTGTTCTGGAGTGGAAGGCTGTCAGTATGAAGGGGCAATGACCCAATCAGGAGCCGGGGATCGGCGTCGAGGAGGGAGCGCCAATTGCCGTGACTTGGTGTTTGTGACCGGACAAGCTCGTGCTGCCGGCGACGACATCCCCGTCGGTCTTATAGCTGCCACCCTGCTGGGTGACATTGCCGGCGAAGCTCGCCCCTTCGCCGCCCTGGATCGCCAGACCGCCGTTGCCGGACAGTTGTTCCTGGACGACCACCTGGCCCGTGAACTCGGCAGTGGGGCTGTCAAACTTCATGCTGTTCGTGGCGGTCAACGTAAAGACTTTGGTCGTGCCCTGGATCTGGCCATCCTTGAACAGGAAGGTATCGCCAAAGGCGTTAAAGACGGCCGTCTCGCCGGGGGCCAAGCCGCCGACCCGATACTGGCCGTTTTCGGTGGCGACGATAATGCCGTGCCCAGTCTTGCCGCCGATGGGCAGCACGACGACGGCGGTTCCTGCCGGTGGATTCGAGGTGAACCCGAACTGTTGGAAGAGCTCGAGGTCGGGCAGCACCTCGTCCGCCATGCCGGCCACCTGGGCGAGTTGGCTGCCGGCCCCATTGGACGTCATGGTCAGTACTCCCCGGAATGCCAGCCGGATCTTGCCCAGCGCTCGGGCAATGCGGCTATCAACCTTCTCCCACATCGACGATCTCCTGCGGCCCGGTGTTCTTGCCCCGGCGATGTTTACGGATGTGGGCATGGGCATCCAGCGTCCACACGCCGTCCTCTTTCAGCGTCAACAGCGTAAAGGTCCCTTGGCCACCACGGCCCTTGATGAACCGGCGTCCCATCAGGAAAAACACCGCATCAACACCGTGGGGTTCAGAAATGACATGGATGCGCTGGCCGGGCGTCCACAGCACCCCGTCAGAGGTGCGGTGGCCCCTGACCTTGGCGGTGTACGTCAGGCCTTTTAACCGTGAGTCCATCAGTAGTTTGCGAGCGCGAGAGAGCGCCATGGCCACGCTTTCGCACTCGTGGTCGACCACGACCAGGGGGCGATAGAACGTCACATCAGGATCTTTGGCTGTGCCCTTGATGCCGTTCTTGCCGCTCTCCTGAGCTGTGCCGTGGTGCTGGCCCAGCACCGTCACTTCCGAATAGCGCTCTGCCATCGAACGTTTTCGCTTCAGGCTCTCGACGTTGTTGCCCACGCCATTCCGGCGCAGGATCAGCGTCGCCACTGAGGGCACGGTGTAGTCCGGGCCGCCGACGATCAACGTACCGTCTGGGGCGAACCACGGCCACAAGCCGTTCGCTTCGGCGGCGTTGGCGAGCACCTGCCACGCCCGGTCACCTGGCTCGACGCTGATTTTCTCGGCGGTATAGGTGCTATCTGCCTTGATCTGGATCTTGGTGACCCCCAGCGGCCGCACCACATTGGCGATCACCTGGGCGAGCGTAGCCTGCTTGGCGGTGAAGATCGGCGCCGAGCAATCCAGCAAAATGGCGGCGCCATCGCGACCGGACAGGCTGAAGGTGTCGCGGTCCTTCGCGACGTCTTCGTCGATGTCGTCGATCCGGCCGACCAGGACGGTATCTTTGCCGATGCGCACTTCAACGGGTGCCCCCTCAACCACGGAGGCCGGGATGCCGCCCTGGGGCGGCGACAGTTCGACCCGCCAGGCGTCACCAGGCGTCTGCAGCTGTGAGTCGATTTCGTAGCTGCTCCAGTCGCTATGGACATGGCCACCGATCAGCACACTGACCTTGTCCAGGTCGACGGTATTACTGGGCGTAGGCATTGAGCGTGTCCCCCGGTAGCAGGAAATTCGGATTGGTGATGCTCGGGTTCAGCCGCGCCAATTCCGCGGCGCGGGTGTAGTCGCCGTACCAACGGAACGCGGTGAGGTGCAAATTGCCAGGCATGGCGACGGTGCGGGTACCGAGTGGCGGTCGGGCATCGATCACGGCAATCGCGGCGGCCTGAACCGCCTGGGCCGTGTCCTTTAGGCCCTCCGTGATCGGTCGCGAGATATCGATCGGGAACAACTGCCGGTGTTGATCGATGGCAGCCTGCAGGGCCGTGCGGGTGTCATTGACGATCTGCTCGATGTCGGCTGGCGACAGGGTGGCATCCCCGGCCTCGTCGGCCAGGATCGACGAGGCGGTATCGGCCATTTGGGTGGCGGCCGCCAATTGCACAAACGCGGTTACTAGGGCGACGTCGGCGGGGGGCGCATTGGCAGGCACCAAGGCTGAACCGGTTGCAGCAGCACTACCCGAGCCGGTCGAGCCGCCGCCCGAACCTGTAGAGCCTCCGGACGAGGCTCCGCCGCCGGTCCCGGCACTGCCCGCTGCGACCCCCACAGCGACCATGCCGCTGCTGCTGGGCGCCATCGCTGTGCCGTGGTTGATACCTGCCGGCAACTGCACCGTGTTCGACAGCTGGCCGGCCAGGCTTTTCCAGTCCGACATGATCACGCCCACATCGAACGAGCGTAGATCCGCCATGCCGGACAGGCAGCTCACGATGTCGGCGGCGAAGGCTTGCGGGTAGTTGATCACGTCCAGGGCGGAAGTGATGATGCCCTGCACCTGGTTACGGATTGCGCCCACCGTCCCGGTGATGACATCACGTAGGGCGTTCAGCTCCTGCAGCTTACCCTTCACCGCGTTCAGTGCGCTCAGTGCCGATCCAAGGGCCGCGATCCCATTCGACCTAGCTGCATCCGTTAACGCGCTGATCGCTTCCGCCTGCTGAGCTGGCAGCTGCTTTACGAAGAATGGGTTGCTGGGAGTGCTTTCGACAAAGGCCAGTTCGACCGTGCAATAGTCCGGGCTTTCGGCATCGTGCGGGATCTCATAGCTTTCCATCTGAGCCTTGGCAATGCTGCCGAAGACGGGATGGATCAGCTCGGCCGAACCCGGCTTATCCAGGGCGCCCAGAAAGGTCTGCAACTGCGTTTCGTAGCTGTCGCCCCAGAACACGGCCGTCATGGTGATGCGGCGAGCCTTACGCCCCATGTCTTCGACATCGGCCCCGTCCAGGTAGGGGTATTCATGTTCGGACAGGTCGCGCTTGGCCGAGTCATGGGTGCGGATCACATCGAATTTCACGCCCCGGAATGAGGCATCCTGCAGCGAATCTTTCCAGCTCATCTCAGTGCCTCAGCGCCGTCTGCGCGTTGATCTGGTTCACCTGCTCGGCAATGACATGGCCGTCCAGGTGGATCTGGTTGGTGATGGTGATCGGCTGCATGGCTTTGGTTGTCTGGGCTTGCCCCTTGAGCAGTTCCGCCAGTTGCGGATTCATCGCGGCGTTGCCCCCCGCAATGTTCGGCATGAGCGGATTAGTGGCATTGCGCTGGGTGACCTTGTGTTGGTCGGCCTGGTATTGCTTGATCCACCGTTCATTCTCAGCGGCATAGCCATCGCCGAATTGATACCAGGGCTGGTATTTCTTTCGGGCTGCGTCGATTAATTGGGGGGAGTACTGGGCTTTAAGTCGTTTCCAGAGCGCCGGGCCATTCTTGATTTCGTTGTCTTCATCATCCGTAGTGAAGTTCGCGGCAGTCACGGCAACGCCGACTGTTCCCAGACCCAAACGAGCTATCAGGGAACTACCGAGGCCGCTAGTCAGCAGGCCGCCTCCTGCTGCCGCACCGCCTTCTGCAGCAGCGCCCCCTTCAGCTGCGGCACCTGCGCCGAAGATCATGCGTCCCATGCCGATGGCGAAGATGGCCGACGTCACCCCTTCAAAGGCGAC